GGGTTAAAGGTTTTAATGATTTTAATGATTTAGATAACGGGGATACTGAATCACTTGGTATTTTTTGTTCGGATATATAATTTAATGGGGTTAAAGGTGATATTATGGAAAAAGGATAAGTTGGTGAAGGAGGATAAGTTGGAGAAGTTGGAGAAGGAGGATAACTTATAGTTGAAATATTTTTGTTTTCTTTACATTCTATCACAGTAATATCTATTGTTAAATTCTTTTTATTATTTATTATTCTTGGTAAGTTTATTTTATGTCCCAGAAATTCATTATTTATAGTAGGTGTTGAACTTGCTCTTTTATGTTTTGGATATATTTTTCTTTTTTTCATTTTAAGGGATAATGAAATATTTTGTTTTAATGGTTTCATCTCAAAATGTTTATTGAAAGCAGAATATGATTTATTTTTTGATAAATTAAAGCAAAAATTCATATTACTTGCCTTTTTAAATCTTCCTTTTCTATTTTTAAATTTTCTTGCAGTAAAAGCAATATTATATTTTTTGTAATATTTGATTCTTTCTATTATTTCATCACACTCCCTGATTTTAGTTATATCATCATTAATAAATTTAAATATACCATCGTCATTAACTATTATATTACATTTTCCTCCTTTTCTAATATATCCATTTCTTACTATAATACATGTTCTTAACATTGGTCTTAATACCTTTTTAAAGTCTTCGTCGTATAAAGGAATTTGTATTGTAATTGAAGGTAATTGTTTTAATTTTTTTTTAATAATATTACATGAATAATATTTAGAATTTGTTGTCAAATAATCTTTACTTAAAAATGGTAAACATAAGTTAGATATTAAAAATTGAATTGGAAATAAAAGAAATAAAAATAAAATTGGTAATGTAAAAAAATTTACAATAATTATGTAATTTTTTTTATTTATCAAAATATTGATTGCTTCATATGAACGTAACCCAATTATAATAATAATACATATCAATGTAAAATATGTTATTTTACAAGATAAATACATTTTTATTATATCTATGTTTTATTTAAGTGTTAAAAATAAAATTATATTTATCCGTATTTTTTATATAATGTTAATTTTTATATCAAAAATATGGATAAATAATTATATTCATTTTTATTATAGATGCAATAAATACAAAAAATGGGGTTCTTTAGTAACACTTATGAGGGTATAATGGGATATATCAAGTTAGGCGTAGGCAGCATTGGATGTTGTGGAGCATTGGGAATGTTAATATATGGCTTGGTTGTAGGAGTCAGCAGTGGGAGCGGTTCTTTATTTGTAGTTGGAGGAACTATATATTTGATACAGTCTGGCTACATACTTTTTGATAGTAAAAAATCATTTGATATAAGTAAACAAATTAATAGTTTGAATGAAAACATAACAGACTTTTCTTTTGAAAATGACCAATTAAAAGGAAATGTCGACGATCTTACAAAAGCAAAACTTGATTATATTAAGCAAAATAAAAAATATGCTACTTCTCTTGAAAAAAGTAATAAACAAATAATAAAACTTCAAAAGTTACAAGACAAATATGTTTCATCAAATGAAAAATATAAAAAATTATTAGACAGTGAAAAACAAGAAATCAAAAAACTAGAGGGACAAACTGTTACATTTGTAAATGAAAACAAACAGTTAAAACATTCATTAAATGAAATGACCAATATTAAAGAAAAGTTTGTGGAAGAAAATAAAGTATTTAATGAATTATTAAATAAAAACAAAGAAGAGATTGAATGTCTTACGACTACAAAAGAAAAGTTCATGGAAGAAAATGAAAAGCTTCAACAAACAACAAGTGAAAATAAAAACCAATTATTAACTTTACAAAAACAAAACACAAAACTTAAAGAACTATATAATCAATCTGTAAAGCTTATGCAAACATTAAAAGATGCTGGTGATATATTTAGTACATCAAACAGTAGTATTCAAAATAGTGTTACCAAAATTGATAGTACAGCTGAAAACTTAGATGAAACATTACATAAAATGGAAACATTGCTTGAAAATTTAAAAGATACAACATTTGATGAAATAGATCAAAATAATGATAATTTGATTTCAAAAGAAGAGTTTGTTGCCTTTTTGGGAAAACAATAATTCATTTACTCAATAACTTTTTTTACAATAATCATATCAATATCCTTCATAATTATACCCCCCATTTTTTGAACATGTCTAAATAATCTTTTAATCTTTTGATAACGAACTCTTTCACATACCTCATCATAATGTTCTGGGTAATAATTCTGGATTAAATCTAAAGCCATGTTTTCCTCTTTTAATGATATATATATCGTCAAATAACAATCAGCTAATCGTTTTCCAAAATTACCATAATAATTATTGGCATAGTATGCACTACATGGACTGTGATGTGTATATCTGTCTAATATTAGATCTTTCAACTGACGTTTCGTCATTTATTGTTATATATTAACTCATTTAAGTAATATCAATAATCAATTTCTCAAGACTTAATAATACCTACGTTATAGTTAATAAAAATGTCAAATGTCATTGATATTGGGTTTGATGAAAATGTGTTGATTCTGTATCCAACATTTAGAACAATTAACGATGTTAACAAATATATAAATGAATTAATAAAACAATTACGTGTTATACTTAATATAGATGAATTTAAAGAATTTAAAGCGGATTTTGCATTATTTAGATTAGATGGTAAAACTATAATAACATGGGATAGTAGTCAAGTTGATTTTGTTATTATTCAAAATTTAACATCTTCCGATGGTGGAAGTTATATACGCATTAATTCAAATATTTCTCTTTACATTTCAAAGTATATTTCGATTTTAGAAGAAAAAGTATTGATATACAAATTTATATCAATACTGTTACATGATTATTTAGAGAAAGATACACTTGATATTGTTTTAAATAAATTAAATATAGCTGATTACTCCAAAAAATGATTATTTATATAAAGTAAGTTTATATTAAAGCCGAAAATGGACGAAAAAGAACTAAAAGTGTTTCATCCGAAGAGACAAAAATTGAGACAATTAAGGAAATTTCAAAGAACTGAAGAAAATCTTGACTGATTTGATTTTGTTTCATGAGAAGATTGGTATCAAAAAGATACCGTTGTCGACAAAGCTTGTCTACAAATATCCATGGCTCCAAGGTGAATATGGATGTGGGTGGATTTCTCAGACATTTCGCGGATACAGCATGATTTACACAGGAGTTGGTTGTGCTGAGATGTATGAGATTATTAAGTGGTGAATAATTATAATAGTATAAAATGGGAAATTTGTTGTTTGATCAATATACATTATTACATTTTGCAATCGGTGTAATGTTTTATTTTTGGGGATTTAGTTTTTTAAGTCTTTTTGTAATACATACCATATTTGAATTATTAGAAAATACAGAATATGGTATATTTGTCATAAATAAATATATATCTTTTTGGCCTGGTGGAAAGCTAAAAGCTGATAGTATAATAAATAGAATAGGGGATACAATTGGTGCTATATTTGGGTGGTATTCTTCTAAAGTATTAGATAATTACTATAATACTAATTGAAGTGTAACAATGTAATATTTGGATTTTCATGTAAATTATATTTTAAAAGATGCGGATGTTGAATTTTTTAAAATGAATACGTAGAATGATTATTGGCGGTTATCCATCATATGATTATTATTAAATCTTTTTGAATACATCAGGCTTGGGACAATATAATCATTCTTGCATCTTTTTTATCGTCTAAGATGTGTTTTTGATAGTGATGTAACCATTTAACTCGATGCATTCTTGTAACATATTCTACATCTTATCAATTGATTAATAGGCATTTTATATTATTGGAGCTTTGTTTATATATTTTATTTACAACACCCAAATACATCAAAACAACAATGGTCATATTTTCCAGCAACATATGAATCTCTATAGTTGTAGCTACCTTGTTTAATGACATCTTTTGGGATGGTATTTCCAGATACAACATTATTTGGAACTAATATTTCAACAGAGCCTAAAGCTTCTGGAAATCCATGAACTGCGTCAAAACTAACAAGTTTGCTCCATTTACATGGACAATGAAGTAAATTAGATGTTTGAGGAAACACTACATAAACTTCTCTGGTTACAGTATCCCTAAATACTTTAAAGTCGATATCAACTTTCATTTCTTTTAGGTCTCCATGCGGATGTCTATTATATTTATCCCTATTTGACCTTAATTTAGCACCGGGGCAACAGCCTTTCGGAATAGCTTCATTTTTTCTGATTAACTCGAGTCTATCCTTATTAAAGGGATAAGCTAATTTAGTTAGCTCGTAAAGAACATTGCTTTTTTCAGTAGCTTCTTCTGGACTTAATGTATTATCAAGAAGTCTTTCAATATTTACATTTTTTCCTTCAGAAATATCTTCTCCATATCTCCATTCAAGTAAAGGGATAATCTTTTTGTGTTCTAGAGATTTAATAAAAGAATTTGCTCTAAAAGTGGTTGATTGTAATAATCCACCAATTGTTGGTGTTAAACCTAATTTTACAGGGAGTTCGTGGTCAAGTGATCTAAGTGCCAAATATGCTAATTCAGTGCAATATATCGCATCACTTCCGATTTCAAAAGAAAAATCATAAGGAGTTTTGGCATCGTATATTCCTTCAGCATAAAAAGATAGTTTTTCTCTTTCTTCCCAGGGTAAGGTGTTTACCCGAAGTATCAATATCCTGTCTTTTCCAGTTATCCAATCTTCTATTTTTGTTTTTGTAGCCCCTTTTGAAACCATATCAATAACAAAATCATCTTTTGTTAAAATTCCAAGGTGTGTATATGGCGCTCCTCCTAAAAATAAATTAGTTGGTCTTTTATCTATGTGCGACAATATAAAATCTCCAGGTTGATATTTTTTGGAAATAAAGGCAGATAGTTCAAAACGGTCGTCATCGCTAATTTTATCATAACCACAACAAGACGGGAGTTTGCCAACTAATATGCTACATGGCCTAATTATTTTTGATATGCAATTACTTGCAGAATTTCCCATGATTTTTTGCCAATATTATGATTAATGTCAATATTTTTATTGATAAACTATATTAATAATGACAAAAAAACGCATACCGTTAACACCAGATGAAAGAAAAAACTTAATACAACTGAAATTAAAAATACTTTACTAAACGCGAGCTTTTATGTATTCTTTCTGAGTTTAGAGACATTAATTTGTCTTTAATACCACTCAAATCTGACATACTTAAAGTTATTATTGTTACTATGTCAATTGACGACTTTGGTGGTGTATTACGAAAATATAATTTGTGATATGTACATTAAATATTATTTAAAGTTATTTGATACAATATAAAATAAAATGTTAAGGATATATTTATTTTTTATATTTTTAATTACAGTAGCGTCTGAAAATACATGTAATGTAACATGTATTAATGAATATAATAATAATACTCTTATAATTAATTGTAGTGTACCACCTTATTTTTGCTCATGTTGGTGTAATACATATGTTGGACCAGTATGTAGTTGTATGAATAATTTACCAATTAATTTTACTTATCCAACTGACTATATGAAACCAGCTTACATATTACAAAATGATACATCCAGTGCTAGTAAAAATAAAATCAATTATGTGTTAATTATATCATTTAAGATACTGCTACTATTTTACACTCTTGAATATTTACACTCTTGGACATTTAAAACACCAGTTTAACCCACTAGTTAGTCTTTTTAAGACTAATAACAATCTTAAATTACATTTTTTTTCTAATAAAAAATTGATCAAAGATTTTAAAAAATACTGATATTTTACATCAAATGATGGACTCTTTCAAACCTTTATCAATAATTGATGGAAAACAGGGTAACGCTCTGTTTATTGGAAACGACCAGGTTCGGAATTTACTGGCAACGGGAACCATGTCTGAAAACTTGATTCCAGCGTTGAGTAAAGAAACGAATGATTTGATGAAAAACCTTGGTTTAAGCGAGATTAAAATCCCAAATGCCAATTTTTCTCTTATCGTATCGGTTAATGATAGACATGAGGAAAAGGTTGAGAATTTTCATGTAGTTACAGAACTTTGTGGCATTAAGAGAATTTACCTTCCGATTAATGAGAATACTCTTGGTACTAGTCAGAGAAGTCTTTTTAATCATGTCTTGGAGTATTTGTTACCACAGATAACGGAAGGGCTTGAAACAGGAGATGTTCTTGTACATTGTAACCAAGGGGAACATAGGTCAGCGGCAATTGTGGTTCTATGGGTTGCTGAAAACAAAAAATGTTCTTTCAGAGAGGCGTGGAAAATTGTTCATTCAAAGCGTTCAATAATTAAGCCATGTGATGTGGTAAACAAACGCCAAACTTTGATGACACATTTTTGTCGTTATCACGAACAAATAGATCGAAGTAAGAAGTCATGCTCCAGTTGCACTTTTTTAAATCCACTTGATGCAACTGTCTGTTCTTTATGTGGCAAAAAAATGTAAATAACTATTAAATTCCATTCATGGATTTTATATTTTAATAAAATAGTAAAAATATATAAATAAAGTTTATGTAAATTATAAGAAATGGCTTATTTAAAATCATCGTACAAAAGAGATTGTTGTAACGTATCAACCGTTACTTGGCATCGTGAATATTTTTTAAATCCAATTCTTAAAGTTAATGAAATAGTTAATAAAACTTTTAATAACAACGTGGTTAATAATTATACGATAGGATACTCAAAGGGAATGTGTGATAAATGTTCTAAAATTAATTTTCCAACTGATAAATCAAAAACATATATTAGTTGCAATGGTTGTGCTATTGCATTATGTGAACATTCACTTTTTACTTTCCAAGGACAATATTATTGTTTTGTATGTGCACCAAGGGGTAGTGTTAAGTGATAATTTACAGATTTAAAATTTTAAAGATTTAAATCCCAAAAACTTAATAGTGTTGCATAAAATAGCCAAGTTGTGTATGGTGCAAGTGCCAAACCTGCTACAGCATTTTTCGTCATTGAATATATCATCATGGTTAGTGATAATCCAAATAAAGCAGAAATGATGTAAAGTGATATCTTTTTTTCATTTAGGCAACCATAAACAATTAACCACAATAATAATCCGACAAGATTTAAAATGAATAATGTGTCTCCAAATCTTGTATTTTTCATTTTTATCCAAGAAAATCCTATCAGTAAATATAAAATAGGCCAAACTACGCCAAATACCCAAGCTGGTGGTCTTGCCTTTACACGTTTTCCTGCGTCACGACCTACTTTACAGCGCATCGCGACAAAATAACTTAAAACGATAGGAGACAAAAATCTAAGGACGTCTTCTGTTTTCATTTTGCGCATATTCATATTATATTATTTAATGTAAATAATTTTGAAATTAAGTAAAAAATTGATATTTTAAAACACATAAAGCGTATTATATCAAATAACAAACAATGGATAAAAAAACTAAAGGAAAACCTTCAAAATATTCAAAGTCTTCTGGTGACGTATCGGAAAAAATCAAGAAGAAACGTGATGGTAAGAAGAAAAAAAAGGACGACCGTAATGCCAAATTACAGGAAAAAAAGCGGATACGTGTCCAACAAAAGAACGAGAAAAAGCTCGTTTCGGATATGGTAGACGTGTTTAGAAAAATGTATCCTTTTTTCGTTAAAAATGAGTATTTTCGCAAGTATTTTAATCTAAATCAGTTTTTAAAATTAGAAATGTTTTCTGAATTTCAAAAAGCTAAAGATGAGTATAAGGGCGATAATGTTGTTTTTACTCCTGTGATTACGAGTTTAATTAAAAGAGTATACAATATTGTAAATCCTCGAATGACTGAAAGTGAATTTGTCTCTTCTGAATTGGAGAAACATGAAGAAAAGTTAAATGAACTTGTATTGTTATTTGTAAAAGGATAAATAAAAAATAAGTAATAATATAAAATGGATAAATCTAGGCATTTATGCCATGGCTATGTATCAGATGATGAATTTTTGGAACATATGATACCACACCATCAGATGGCTATTGATATGGCACAGCAGGTATCTAAATATAGTAAAAATCCTGCCATTTTGGCAATGGCACGTGAGATTATATGGACACAACAGAATGAAATATGGGTAATGAAGGCTTTGTTACGCAGTCCTTCATTTTGTTCCCCATTAGCAAAAAAAACAGCAAGACCGTGTGTTCAAAATAGTCCTATGCTACATTGTTATTATCCATATCAATCGGAAGATTTGGTTACAAAAGGTCAGTGTGATATGAGGTTTATGAAGCCTTGTGGAAAACAGGAACCGATTGTGAATAACTATAACAAAAAAATGTATGTTCCAAATTTTTGGAAAGGATTACATCGTTAAAGATTTAATTTATAAAGTATTTCAATGTAAAAATATTTTATAAAAAATGGTTATATATAGAAAATGGCAAATTCTATTTATCTTTTTCAAAGAGCATTAAGACTTGATGACAATTTAGGTTTAATAAAATGCTTAAAACAATCAGATAAAGTTTATCCTGTGTTTTGTGTGGACCCACGGCAAGCAACTCCTGAAAAAAATAAATTTTTTTCGCCATTTGCTTTAGGATTTATGTTACAATCTCTAAAAGATTTAGACAAACAATTAAAGAATATTGGTTCAAAATTATATATATTATATGGTGAGCCTCATAAAGTTTTATCTAAATTGGTAAAAAAGCATAATATTGAAAAAATATACATGAATAAAGACTATACACCATTTGCAGATAAAAGAGCAAAACAATTACAAAAAATATGTGTTGTAGAGCAACCAGAAGATTATTTGTTATTTTCTCCAGGAAAAATTATAACTGGTTCTGGAAAAGCTTATCGTGTATACACTCCATTTTTACGAGCAACAGAAAGAAAACGGATCGAAAAGCCCAAAAAGATGTCTTCTTCATTAATTAAGAAACTTGTAAAGACGGTTTATCCTGATAAAAAAGCTTGGTCTGTTTTGGAAAAATATTCTAAAATCTGTCCTTATTATTCACCGGGTGGGCGCGAAGAAGGGTTGAAAAGATTAAAAAACTTAAGTAGAACTCAAAAAAAATATGCTGAATGTAGAGATTATTTAACTTATAATACTACTAATTTATCTGCTTATATTAAATTTGGATGTGTTTCCATTCGTGAAACTTGGGAAGCGTTTGGAAAAGTTCCAGGAAAATCTGGAAAGGAATTAAAAAGACAACTTATTTGGAGAGAATTTTATTACCAAATGTACATTGATTTTCCTGAAAAATTAGAGTGGGATTATATCCCACCAGAAGCTAAATTAGATAAAAAGGCTCCGGATATTGTTAAAGCTTGTTATAATCAATTAGATAAGACAGGATATTTGCATAACAGAGGAAGAATGATTTTGGCAAATTACTTGTTACATAATAAAAAGCAATATTGGAAATCATGTGATAAAATGTATGCTAAAAGATTGGTTGATTATGACCCGTTGGTAAATATCGGTAACTGGCTAAATATTGATAAACTGCCGAAATTTAAGGTAATGAAACCAGAAGTACAGTATAAGAAATGGGATAGAGGTTGTTCTTCAACGAAAGAAGGAAAAGAAATAGAACCAGGAAGTTATACAGAATATTTCTTAAATTTGAAATAATATATAAAGATGAATACTTTTTTAATTTTACCTCATCAATTATTTGATAAAAAATATTTAAATAAAAAATATAATTATATTTTATGGGAGCATCCGCATTATTTTAAAAAATATAATTATAACAAAAAAAAACTTTTATTGCACTATGGTTCTATGAAATATTATCACCAATATTTGAAATCAAATAAATTTGATGTAAAATATTTTACACATAAAGAAAAACCAAAAATTAAGAATTATTTTTTATTTGACCCTGTTGACAAAATTAAACTTCCAGGAAATTATAAAATAATCGATACCCCAAATTTTTTGCTCACATCTGATATTTATAAAAAATATAGAAATAAAACAAAAAAATTTACATTTAATGCTTTTTATATGTTTGGAAAAAAAGAAATAAATGTTATTCCTAACGTAAAATCAAAAGATAAATATAATAGAAAATCTTTACCAAAAAATATTAAAATACCAAAATTACCATCAAATAAAAATGACAATAAATATATTAATATCGGAAAAAAATACGTGGATAAAAATTTTAGCAAAAATTATGGAAACACAGATAATTTTTTATTTCCATTAACACATAAAACTGCTAAAAAATGGCTAAATAATTTTATAAGTAAAAAGTTTAATAATTTTGGTCCATATCAAGATGCAATTGTAAAAAATGAAGATTTTATGTTTCATTCTATTCTTTCAACATCAATAAATATTGGTTTATTAAATCCTTCTGAGATAATTGAAATAATAATGAAGGTCAAAAGCAAAATACCTATAAATAGTTTTGAAGGTTATATTAGACAATTATTTTGGAGGGAATATCAAAGATATTGTTATATTTATTACAACTTTGAAAATAAAAATTATTTTGGAAACAGAAAAAAACTTGACAAAAAATGGTATAATGGGACATTAGGGATTGAACCTGTTGATGATTGTATTATAAATGGTTTTGAAACAGGATATTTACATCATATTAATCGTTTGATGGTTGTTGGAAACTTTATGAGTTTATCAAATATCAGTCCTAAAGAAGGTCATCGATGGTTTATGGAGTTTAGTTGTGATAGCTATGAATGGGTTATGGCTCAAAATGTATATGATATGGTATTTTTTGTATCAGGTGGTGTAACAATGAGAAAGCCTTATATATCTTCAAGTAATTATATTTTAAAAATGAGCAATTATAAAAAAGGAGAATGGAGTGACATATGGGATAAAAAATATAGAAATTTTTTGAAAAAGAATAAAAATAAGTTATGGAAATTTAGATATCATTTTAGAGGACTAAAAAATATATAATATCTTATAGAAAATGGGAACTTTGTTATTAGACCAATATATGTTGTTGCATTATGCGACGGGTGTTATGTTTTATTTTTGGGGTTTTAGTTTTTTAAGTTTTTATAATACACACATTGTTTGAATTGATAGAAAATACAGAATATGGTATTTATGTTATAAATACTTATTTTACATTTTGGCCAGGTGGAAAACCAAAAGCAAATAATATTATAAATAGAATTGGAGATACAATCGGTGGTATTATAGGTTGGTATTCTGCTAAATGGTTAGATGATTATTTTATAAAAAATTAGGATATATTCATGACAAGTGATAAAAATTTATAAAAAAGTCTCTAAACTATTACAATAATACTTAGTAAAAAGAATTCATTCTGTTCATGTCATTTCTGAAATTACTTTCAAATCTTTGATGTTGGGTGTCCATAGCAGAATACGTTTCTTGAATACTCTGATACAGCGGTGCATTATTTAGTGGACCACTAATTGCATAATGTTGTTGAATTGGTTGCAATTGTGGCACGTGAACCGTTGATGGACAACCATTTTTCTTAAGTTCATAACCACTTGAATTCGGAAGAGGAGTATTATTAGCAAGTAATCCACTGCCCATAGAAGCACTCTGAATTTGTGTTGCTTCCATAATTCTATCTCTGTATTGAATAGGAAACGCATTTGCTTTTAACGCTGGTGGAATATAATCCATATTTTGCTTAAAATTGGCCCATATCATTTCAGAATGTTTGATTAATTCATCTATTTCTCTTGTTTTATCTCTGTTATTTCGGTAGATACGTTGCATCTCCCAGTAATTTTCTTGATATTTTGCTTTATCTTTATTCCTCCTACATTCTTCAGAGTTCTTGAATAATGTTATTATAGTATAGATGATGTCTGCCATTTTGTATTATATAATGTATATTGTTTATGTATAAATAAAAATCATTTTTTCTGGCATTAAAGTCGTGTGGCCACCCATTTCAATCAGAAAAATGGGAGATAACGTTATGCGAATTATTGGCACATTGATAGTATCGATTATTACATTTTCCAATGGTATTTCTATTGATATTGTTGAAAAAAGTGATTATTTAAATACATAAAGCTGTGTGAGATATGTATATATGCTGTAAATAACAATGTCAAAACTTAAATCTTCAAGATTTTCTGCTACACCTGAAAGTATCTATTATATTAAAACTTTTAGGGAAAAATATCCAAAAATTAGTAAAACAAGTATTGGAAAATGTTATGGAATTCAGTTACATCAAGTTAATATTTGTTTGAGACGTGATTTTGATTTTTTACCAGAAGAAAAAAAGGAAGAACTTAATACAAAAATTGATGAAGACTATAAACAATTAAACTTAACAAAATATAAAAGAGTAAAACAAAGAAAATTTACACGAGAACAATTAGATAATGCTTTCCGTATTAAAGCAAAATACGAGGTTGAGGGTAAAAAAATTACATGGAAAAAATTATCAGAATTATCTGAAATATCACTAACAAGAGTGGGTCATTTTTATCGTTCAAAATCTGATATTCAAAGATACAATCAAATTTTAGAAGAAGTTAAAAAGGAAATTAAAAATGTTCCAACTTTTGATGCTCTTTGTGAAGAAGTTACAGAAAAGTTAGAAAATAAAGAATTATGGTCAGATCTTGAACCACTTGAGAGATATTTTAACCAAAGAAAATTAGATGAAAAGGCTTTAGGGTTTATTTTAAGGAAAAAAGTGGAAAATATCACAGCGGCAGAAGTTGGAAAAATTATTCGTAAAAAAGGATATTCGGTTACTACCAATACAATTAGGGCAGTGTGGCGAGGAGATGCCAATATTTACCCAGCCGAACTAAAGCGTATGAAAATTCCTGTTCCTGTCTATGAATATCTTGTTAGTCAGTATTCACCTTATGTTAGATGGGGTATTCCAAAAGCAGATGATATTATTAGGTGGTGGAGAGAAAATGAATTTACAATTAAACAATACCACGAAAAAGCAAAAACAATTTGTCAGGAACATAAAAAATTTTGTTGTAAAGAATGTAATTTTTCTTATTATCGTGTTCGTATTTTAACTCACCGAATTAATTCTCTTCTTCGTCTTAAGAAACTTTCTAAGAAAAAGCGAACCATTGAATATTTATGTCTTACAGCAGATGAATTTATTAAATGGATAGAAGATAAATTTACAGATGGAATGACTTGGAATAATATTCACATAGACCATATTAAACCTGTTAGCAGATTTAATTTGGACAATGAAAATGAAATAAAAAGGTGTTGTCATCATACCAATCTCCAACCATTATTCGTTAGAGATAATTTAAGAAAAAAAGATAAATGGACAGAAGAGAACGAAAAATATTGGAGAGAATGTATTATTGATAAATCTCTTTTGTAAAATGTAATTTTAATAAATAATAGTAAAATATTTTTAGATTTTATTATTATTTTTTTAATAAAAATGCTGAAAGAAAGTTAATACAAATTTTCTCAAAGCAAATGAAAAATAAATATTGAAATATATGAATATAATATTTTTATCGATAAATATGCTTAGTTGGCATAGCCAAGTCCGCCCATGCCCGACATTATCCTCACGTTTATACCCTTCCTTTCGGAATATTTCAAATCTTGCGATTTAGGGACTAGACTGTATCTTAAGCCATTTTATAAATGACCGATAGCCGTTCAGTCGTTGAGAGCTCACCTTAACGGTGATAACTCTGCGGATTTCCCAAATTCTTAACATTATTACCATTGGGGACGGTGATTAGCCGTGGTCCTCTTTATAATTTCTTATAAAGAGTGGTAGTTAAGACTTGAGGGGGTTCCCGCAACAAGCTATCTCGCTCCTTTTGCTAAGCGCAAACAGGAACTAGCATCTGACTATTAAATTGGAGCCTTATTGTATTTTCTTCTGATAGAGCCAACATATCAGAAGCAAGATGCTTTTCAGTGCCGAATGAGGAATACTTTTCCATTGGAAAAGAAGTTGACACATTGTAGTTAACCGCATACACTCGGATTTTACTTCCTTTTGCGGCTTTTTGGGTTAACTGGAGCTGGAGTACAGCGGAGTCAATTCTGGAGAAGTTGCAAGTACCAGAAGGTTGGTGCTTCTCGGGTTCAAGAGCGAAGGAGTATACATTGATACCAGTAGCAGGGACATTAGTGTGATGCTGGTAAGGTTGGACAAGGTTGAAGTAGGATCCAAGACGTTCCTGGAAGCGGTCATGTCCGTTAAGCTGAAGCTTGGCACGAATAGTGGGGTTACGCCCAGCATTACGGGGAGCAAGACCAGCATGGTCAGCACCTCCACCAGCACCATTATCAGTTGCGAAGTCAGTAGGAGCATCAGCTGCGGCAAATGAACCAGGGCCAAATCCAAGAGGGAAGTTAACACCGGTGTTAAAGAGAGCTTCAATTTCGGAAGTAGTGCGGTCGACATTGCCATCTTTAAGTACGGTGGCGACATAAGGAAAAGATTGAGCCATATGACCAGCTTCAACATTGGACAAAAGATTTTGATGGCAACTAGGAACAGAATCACCCCATCCTCCGAGGGGCCACAGGCAATCAATGTCATAGTCATCAGTGTAATTGGTCCACTGGTTGATATTAGGAGCAACAACGGCATCACGCTGAACAACCCAAATTAATTCTTTAACAGGGTGATTAAAATTGAGCTTAACTTTCACATTGGTATTTACGGTACTTTCGTCACCAGTGAATTGAAGCTGTTCAATGAGGTATTCGTGCGAGCTCTGAGCAAAGCGTCTACGTTCATCAGTATCCAAATAAATGTAATCAATGAACAAAGTAGCGGCCTGGAGAGAAGGAACACAGAAGAGTTGGTCGCAAGAGCTGCCAGTAAGGGCAATGCCACAAGGTCCGACATCAGGAGCATCAGGGACACATGCAACGTAACATTCGGACTTGTTACGGATTTCGAGGTTAATGCGGACCTCGTGATATTGTAGCGCAATTAAAGGCAGTGCTAAACCTGGATTTCTACAACGATAGAACCCCCCCTTTCGGGGTATTTCACGGTGTTTAATAAATTAAACATCAGGGACTAGACTATATCTTAAGCCATCATTAGAGTTAATTAGACTCTTCAGACCCACTAGCATTTAGTCGTTGAACCTTCTCCATTTCCTTATTATAACGGGGTTAGGAGCTTGGCTGCGGATTTTCCATTTAAAAGCTTACAGTATTTACTGAAGCTTTATATCTGAGGACTTTTTACCATGCCCAAGTTTAAATCTCTTGGCACAATTAGTATTTCTACTAATTGCTGGTATCCCATTCAAATACATAAAATAGTTTATTACTTTTTTTAGAATTTTCATCCCATGTTAATGGTTGAAAGTTTGTATAATGAAAACATTTTTTCTGTTGTTCAACATCAGATAAGTCAAAAGAAGCACAAGGAATTATATGGTCTAAAACGAAGTTTCGTTTTTCCCAACACATATCATCTCTAAATTTAGTTTCGATATGTTTCTTAAATGTTCCAATGTCACATCCAAGTAATTCTATTGTTTTAAAATACTTTTTAGTATTTTTTGCTTTTAAAACTTTTCTTACTCTGGCTCTTAAACGGTCTTTCATAAGATATTCAGGATCTATTTTCCTTCTTTTCTTACGATATTCGTTATATCTCACTTTATAAGCATCGTTTGTTCGGCGATAAAGATTTATTTTATCTTGCCGACAACGCTTACATTGATTTCGATATTTACCAGTATCAGTTCTTTTATAGAACTGACTTAATTTTTTTTCCGTTGAACAGGTTATACAAATTTTTGTTACCATATTGTAATAATATGTTACTATTTTAGTCTTTAAATGCTTTTCAGCTTTAGGAGTTTCCCGCAATTTGGGAGTGTCGCAATTTTACCTTAAGTAAAATCACTAGCAATTGTAAATACCTTTTAACCAACTATTTATATAGTTGAGTTAACAAACTGATATAACAGTTCGTTGAAAGGTATATGGATTACTAACCAGATTTTCTTTAGACATATCCATATAGTCTAAAGTGGAGTTGCTTTTCAGGTCAAGTGTGTTTAACCAGAATTGTAGGGGAATGTAAAGGGTAGTGGCTTCAGTCTTATTAAGTCCAGTACCAGTCAAATGAACGGTATTACCAACCATATTGTCATAACCAACTTGGAGACCAGGTCTCTGGGTCAATTCATTCCAAATGGTAAGCCAATCACCATACTGCTTATCAATTTGCTGTCCACCAATGTCAACAGTGACATATTTGATGAGGCAGTGACCAACGTAGTTGACCCATCTGAAGCAAACAGAAGTAGAAGTTGGGCAGACAACCTCAGGAAGAGTTACCTGGAGGTATACTCGTGAGATTAAATCACCGTTACGAGAGATCGTTGCAGTAACACGCTTTCCAAAATCAGGAGAGCCGGAGAATGTCTGTTCAACACTTTCCATTGCAAAGTTAGTGTGACGTCTGTACACTACTTTAAAGAAGGTAATCTGAGGGTTTCCGGTCAAATAGACGTCTTGGGCGCCATAAGCTACAAGTTGCATTAATCCACCAGCCATTTTGTCAAAGTTGTTTATAATATAGGCTCAGAAAAAAATCTAAGCAAAATCAATACACGCAAATTAATCTTTTAGTAGCAATATTATCCATATCACATATTATAAATATATCTTTACTACCCAACCAACGCATTTTTTATACAATTATATATTTCTTTAAGCCCTTCTAGGGATAAAAATATGACGCGTTCAAAATTAATCCTTCTCGCTTAATTTTTCTAGGGTTTCTGTTGTCAAAGTAACTTTAGGGCTATTGCTTGAGCTGCTTGAGCTGCTTAAACTGCTTGAACTGCTTAAACTGCTTAAACTGCTTGAACTGCTTGAGCTACTTGAACTGCTTGAACTACTTGAGCTGCTTGAACTACTTGAACTACTTGAGCTGCTTGAACTACTTGAGCTGCTTGGATTATTTAACTTAACTTTAGGAGTTTCTGAACTTGAGCTTTTAGAATCAGGTTTAAATTCAACCAGATCAAACTTCATATCTTTCATTTCTTCTCTTATTTTACTAAATTTATATTTCATATATACATCGTCCAAATAACAGTATGTTAAATAAGCCAATGCAGAACTCACCAGAAGAATTCCTATATTACATTCCCCAAGTATTTTACATAATAAATATTGTACTGGTAAACTAATAACTAAAACAATAATACCCATCATCCCGCATCCTAATAAAACCGAACCATATGTGTGGCAGCAATTAATATGAGGACCATTGTTCAATGTATTTATAAAACATCCATACAAAAAAGGTATAACTATATTTTTGATATAACTCATATAAATAATATACTATTGTGTCACTTTTTACCACATAGTATTTTACGAACTGTCTCCATAGCATATATATCCTTATCTTTTATTCCCTCAACTTCAGAAACTTTAGATATACTGATATTAAATTTGTTGTACTTTCTGTTTTGTTCCCGCAACCAAACATCTTTAGGATATGAAACCCAACACCTATCTTTTTTTCCAATAACTTTTTTAACTAAAAATATTTGTTCTGACATTTTATTTTATAATCTTTCTCATTTCTATTTATATATTTTATTAGATGTTGAAACAAAACAAAAAGAAGTGGTTACAAAAATGTAAGAAAAAAGAAGTACATCCAGAGTTAGCAGTATATAGACCAAATAAAAATGATAAACGCCTGGGAAAATATAAACACAGGGGTCACACTCATAAAACTAAAAAAGCTTTAAAGAAATGCAAAAGAAAAGTTTAAACTTTTAATTTCTTCTTACTTAAATTGCATTTACGACACAACCATTGTAATACAGCATGTTGCCTGTGATAATTTTGCCAGCGTTGTTTAAATCGATTATCTCTTTTTTTAAACTTGCGACCACACCTGCGATGATAATCAAATTCTGTAGGAGGCGTTTGGTTTATAGGTCTTTCCAGGAAATCTTTAGTAAGTTTAAGAAAAGAAGGGTCTTTGTGATCTGCTTGTAGTTTTAAATGCCTATGGTGGACATCTTTACATTCAACACATTCGGCTCCAACTAAATTTATTTTTTTCCAGAGCATTATTTGACGATGAACTGCTTGACGAAAAGAAGATTGTAAAGGGTTTTCTTCTTTTCTTTTTTTACTTGACCCTTTTCTCCAAGAAACTGTTAGCCACCCGTAAAAGTTATCTACTTTTACCTGCAATATCAAAGCTTTATTCATTTTAGATCTTGTTACCCTAAAAGATTGTATAGTGTGTAACTTATCTAACCACTGATCTTGGGCCATCATAATTTCCAGAATATCAACAAAAGCATCATGTTCTCTATTGATAATACGGTGAATATGTTGTTTCAATAAATTTCTAATTTTTTCTTCTTGAGCTTTAATTGTTTCATTAGACATTTTATTATATAAACAATTACTTTAAACAATTTATATAATAATGCACATACTTGTTCTTTCGCTGGATAACCCATTGTCTCCTATGGGAGGATTAGGTGTTCAAATATATGAAACATATAAAAGAATAAAAAATGTACAAATAAGTATTGTTTGTCAGAAAAATGATAAAAGTAATATTTCTTTTGAACATAAAAACATAACTCTTTATGAAGTACCAGAATTTAATATTTCAGATAAATATTCAAATATAACAAACAATATGACATTAATATCTTCTTTTTTACATGTTTGTTTAACAAAAATAAATAAAACACCGACACTTATACATGCATATGACTGGAATACAGTTATAGTTGCGAAACAGTTGAGTGATTATTATAAATGTCCTCTTTTTTTTACGATGGCTTTATCATCTGTAAAAGAAGCAGATGCTGTATATGAAAATAATAATGAAAACAATAATGAGAAATCAAAACTAGTAAATCATCAGATGTATGACGCAATTAAACAGATTGAAGAAAATGCGTTAAACACGGCAGAACAAGTATTTTTTGTATCTGAATCTTATCGTTCTTCATATTCACAAGATATAATAAATAAATCAGAAGTTTTGCAAAATGGTATTGATTTTGATTACTTTAATAAAGTCACTATCCCAAAAACATTTACTCTTCCAGGTAGAAAAGGAGTAAAAAAATTATTATATATGGGCAGACTTGTTTTTATGAAAAATGTTAATAATTTATTAAATGCAAAATTACCAGAAAATGTTGATTTGCTTATTGCTGGAGATCTAAAAACTGCTAATTTAAACATAGTAAATAATCTTAAAAAGATGTTAATTAATCCAAATTTAAATGTATATTATTGTGGAAAAATAAAAGACCCAGAAAGATTATGGTATTTAAATAGTGTTGATGCTGTTATAATACCAAGTATTCATGAACCATTTGGAATTGTTGGTTTAGAAGCACTTGCAACAAATAATATTGTATTATCCTCAATGGTAGATGGTCTTGGTGATTTTACGTCTGATGTTGCAATATATTGTGGTACATTAAAGGAAACTATTGAAAATTCTGTAAAAGTTTGGTCTGAATTAAAAGAAGAACAAATTGAAATGTTAAAACAAAGAGGAGTAGAAGCTTCAAAAAAATTTACTTGGGATATTCCCATAAAAAAATTAGTGTCGTCATATGAAAAATATTCAAGATAATTGCTGAACAGCAATATACGCAAATCCTTGAAATGTTCTACTTGTACCAGCATCAATTGTTTGGAAATTAATCTTTAAAAATGTTGTTGATGGATCTGTAGTTACATCTAAACTCATTGATACAACATAGTGAGATCTATTGTTCCCTGGAAAATTGAGACTTAACATTCCGTTATTTGCACCAGAAGCATATGTGTTATATGAACCAACTAAAAATCCCAAATCACCTGCTGTTTTATAAACAGTAGAATATCCAACATCAGTTGTAAAACCAGGAGGTGAATATTCAGGAGAAAACCCAGTTAATCTTGTTGCTTCAGAAGGAGTTGTAGTTACAAAAAATTCCATAGATGTCTGGAAAAATCCATATAATCCGCTTCTTCCACTAATTCTATTTGAAGCATTATTATTTGATTGAATGGTAACAAATCCTTTTGTAATATTGGGTGTTCCTAAATCAATACATTTTGTAAATGGGGTTGCTGCTGCGTCTGGTACAGTAAGGTCTGGAATAAAATCAGTAGATGGGTTAAAAGGACCAACCACCGCAATAGGTGTACCATATGTATCCCCAGAACCACCACCACCTGGACAAATTACATTTTCAACCCCATTAACATTTGTTGTTATCAAGCACCCATCTTCGCGCGCTTTTAATGTAACCTCTTCACCACTTGAATTCACATCTGTGAAATGAAGTGTATTATTGTCAACAAAAAGATTTTCTGTCCATACTTCACAAAATTTATTATCAGAACTTCCAATTGTAGAACATCCAGGACAAGGCTCTAAATGGGATACTTTTAAAACACCATTTTTGAGATATTTTTCTACATGTCTGAGTTTTCCATTTATACAATTCAATAAAGTACAATTTGAGGACATTTTATAACTTATAATATAATATAATATTATTTATCATAACTTATTAAAATTCAAAAACTATAAACCAACTATAAACCAACTATAAACCAACTATAAACCAACTATAAACCAATAATAAACGTTTTATCTGGAAAGAATTTCCTTGATAATCTCGTCGAGTGACATCTTGTCAATTTCGTCTCTGGTATACCCAAAATCAGCCAAGGCAACACTAAGGCGCCCAACTGCTTCTCCGGTTTTCTTGTAATGTACAATGTACCGAAAAGTAGTCATAGACAAAGAGTTGTCATCACCACTCTTCGAGTAATTTGTCAAAATAGAATTAATAACAGATGACATTTTTGTTTTTGTTGACTGTTTTTGAGTTTCAACATCTTTCATGTCAGCCATGGAGATGGGAGTTCCCAAAAACAATGAAAAAAATGAGAGTGCGTCTTGGCCAAACGCAAAATTAGTGTCCTTTTCTTCGGATTTGCTTGTAAAGGTCTGGTGATATGCCATTTTGTAACTATTAATAAACATCCTCGTTATTTTTTATCAATTTTTTATATTTAATTACCACACCGTTATTGTATAATATAAAAAAATTGATATATACGTTATCCACATTACTGAATGGCAATAAAATGTCTCAAGAAGAAAAAAAAGCTAAAAAAATTGTTTTAATTGGAGACGGCGGTGTCGGAAAAACAACTTATGTTAAGCGTGTCCGCACTGGTGAGTTTGAAAAAAGGTATATCCCTACCATGGGAGTAGAAGTACATCCGTTTAATTATAAAACGGATCGGTATGATAGAATTTTTAATCTTTGGGATACTGCTGGTCAGGAAAAATATGGAGGTCTTCAAGAAGGATATTGGATTGGTGCACATGGATTTATTTTAATGTTCGATGTTACAAATAGCCTTACATGGAAAAATATTCCTGAATATATCAGAAAAATCAGACTAGAATATAAAAATACACCTATTGTTATTTGTGGTAACAAGGTTGATACTTTTCCTCCACCAACAATTGATGGATATATTAAACACCCTGTTCCCTTAAGAGTAATTAGACGTTTTTGTAATGAAAAAAAATGTAAATATTATGATATTTCAGCAAAATCCTGTTATAATTATGAAAAACCATTTGAGTATTTCAGCAACTTACTTTAATATTTGTTTATGATATTGATTTGGATAAATGTTGTTAGCATTATAGTTTTTTCGTATAAAGTTTCTGTTTATATCCTTTAACCTTAATATTTAGTAATATTTAGTAATAAGTGTTTATTATTTTAGTGATTACATTGAACATTATATAACCAACTATTGTCCAAGAAATAAGGCTAAAAAATATTACTTTCAAAGGGCTCATATTATCAAAATGATAAAGTAAGAGAGCAGTTGTTATACAAAACGCTGCAATATTAATCAGACCAAAAGAAATTGTTAAGAAAAACTGGCTGATGTGTGAATTTGATGTTTTATCATATAATAAAAATACATATAATACAATTAATTGTATCGGAAACGACCAAAATAAACCAGCGTATACAGGTGATATATCCTTTGCTATATAACTTGTTGCTGCTCGCTAAAATCGCAATAATTCCCAATTTGCGAAAATGACTTAAAGTGAACAGATATATAGTTTATAAGATGACATATGATTAAATCTTTATGTTAAAATGTTTGTCTCCTCTAAAAA